GAAGACGGTCTAAAATATGTCTTCATCCCCTCACTCGTATTTGACAACCCATCAATTACTGAGAATGATCCAGCTTATGTGAAAGATTTAAAGACTCTCAATCCCATTTTAAGGAAGATGTGGCTCGAAGGAGATTGGGAAACTTTTTCAGGTCAATACTTCGATATGTGGGACTACAATCAACACGTCATTCAAAAACCAGACTTTGTTTTCGGGAAGGAATTTAGCAAGCAGACTCACAGACTCTATAGATTCTACGATTATGGAACTCATGCACCTTTCGTTTGTCTTTTCGCTGCTGCTGATGCTGATGGAAAAATGGTTATATTTGATGAAATTGTAGAGACCGGCCTCGGTCCAACTCGCCAAGCTCAACTCGTAAATCAATTTGCATGGGATAAATACAAGCTGAAACCTGATGATTTCTATGAAGAAATTGCAGATCCTAAATCTTATTGGACAAAATCCCAGGAAAGAGAAGCTGGAGACCTCTGGAGTCCTGCCGATTTTTACGAACTCGAAGGAATTGACTTAATCCCTGGTAATAATGACCGCAGAGCAGGCGCACTTGTTACCTACCAAGGCTTTACAATTCCCCCTGATGACGTTCCAGGCATAAGATTTACCTCTAATTGCAAGTATTCTATTGATACTATACCTAATTTATCATCAAAGCCAAATGATCCTGAAGATGTAGACACAACTGGAGACGATCACTGCATCCATCCAGATACGATAATACCTACTGTTACTGGCAATTTTAAAATAAAAGATTTAGTCGGCAAAGAAGGCTATTGCTTTGGATGGAATGGGAAACGAATTGGAGTAACTAGATTTTATAATGTACATCGTGGTCGAGTCAACTCAGAGACATGGGAACTTTGGTTAGATGACGGCAGTAGTTTAAGAGCGACACCAGATCATAAGATAATGATGCGAGATGGTAGCTATACCCAGCTTAAAGATTTAAACCCTGGAGATAGCTTGATGCCATTTTATTCATCACATGACGCTTATGGGTATAACCATATCAATTTGAATAATGGAGAACGAATATCTACGCACAGGCTCGTTTATAATGACATCCTCGGAAATGATGACGAGATTATACATCATATAGATGCTGACAGGGAAAATAATTATCCAACAAACCTTAAAGGGATGAGCCGTTCTGAACATAGCAAGCTTCATGGCCTGAATCGGACACCACATAATGAAGTAATAGAGATGCAGACTAAAACCCAAACAGTTAAGGCCAGGGAAGCCAAGGTTTTGAGGGCAAGGCGTAAAGCCCACATGGATAACATTAGACCAATGTCAAAAGAATGGCATGCAAGCGAAGAAGGACATAAATGGCACAAAAAACACGGGGAAAAGACCTTTGGGCAAAAGCGTGAGATACTAGACTTCGCCTGTGAGATATGCGGGACAAAGTTTCGATCAAAGAACCCTAGGAGTAGATTCTGTGGTGCAAACTGTAGAGCCGTTAATGGCCGGAAAGAGCGCAAAGAACGCTTTGGAATGACTGATGATAGACGTTATGCGCTCATGCAAAAGAACCATAAAGTAGCATATGTGAAATTCGTTGAAACCACTGATACATATGACATGACAACCGATTTCGGCAATTTTGCAACAGACAGAATCGTGGTCTCAAACTCATTTGACGCCCTTAAATATGGCGCATTACGCATTTTAGACAGCATAAAAGACGTTTTCCCCGTTAAAAAGGGTTGGCGAGACCGAGTTTTGGGGTCTAAATTGGCAACGAAGAGTATGGCAATATCAGAATATTGGGAAAGTCAAGAAAAATCTATGACGAGACCGAGGAAAACATGGCGGAATTGAACACAGGTCAAGACGTAATGAACCTTTACAATAAAGCCACTGATGCTTGGTCGGCGGCAGTCACTCAATCAGAAAAAACCATGCGCTACCTCAACCACTTGCAACACACTGATAAAGATCTAAAGAACGCAGAAGCGTTTGATACAGCCCTTCTTACTTTAAATATTATGCAACCTGCCGTTTCTGTCCTCCTCGGAAATGAGCAGCAGAATAGTCGTAGGGGTAAGATCAAACCTCGTGGTAATCCTGAATCTGCGGCTATTCTGCAAGGTCGATGGAACATGCTCAACGATGAACAGGGCATTGAAGAGAAGCTGCAAACAGTCTTTGTTGATGGGCTTGGCAAGCGTGTAGGTGGATGGATTGAACGTAAATTTGTAATGACTGCTGATGGTTATTTAGACTATCAATACGAAGTTTCCAACGGATTTAATATCAAACTCGATCCAGAAACAACTACAGACGACTATAAACTAGCTAAATGCAGATGGTTGACCAAAGATACCTGGATGGTCATGGATGAAATCATTGACGTGTATGGCGCTAGACCCGACTTTCAGGAAGAGAAGAAAGTCTCATTTATTGATAAGATAACCAATTATGTCAAAAGCCTCACCGACTCTGCTTACAGCTCTAGTGAATTTTACGACAAAGAGAATGACACCTATAAAGTAATTGAGCTACAGAAAAGAGTTGGGACCAAGTACGTTAGATTTTACGACACGACCACAGGCGAGTATCACGTTTTACCCGATGTTGATTGGAAGAAATTAAAGAACCCAACCCTGACTAAAGTTCTCGAAACAATTGAAAAACGAATCCATATCACAACCGTCATCCCTTTCTTTGGGAACTTGGTTGTTCAGGACGAATTAGCCAAATGGCCTGCTCCGAATTTTAGTTTATTCCCTTTCTGGTCTTTTGAATACAATGTAAAAGCTTTTGAAGCGGCCTGTATGCTTGATCTCCTAGTCGATGTCCAAGACGTGATGAATAAGACCGAATCTTTTGAAATGGATCATCTAGTCAAGGTAGTAGCCGGTGCAACCTTCGTTCACGAAAAAGACGAAGACACTTATAAGGCATTGAAGGAAGAGGGCAACCAGCCACATCAAGTCCATAAATATAAGAATGAGAACCGTAGACCCTTTAAACTTCCTCCAGATCAATTACCTCAAGGCGCTCTCCTGAACCAACAGAATGCCATGAATAGAGTTGCAGACATTACCTTAATAGATAATGCAATTAAGGGTGGTGGTGGCAAGTCTGGAGAATCTGCAAGCCTGTTTGAGCAGAAAGTTGAGCGAGCAGCCGCAGCTATTAACTCTTATTTCGCCAATTTATCCAAGTCGAGAAAGTTCCTATTAGAAGACTTTGTTGATAATGCCTCTTATGTTTATGCCGAAGCTGATCGTTATATCGATGTGAAGAATGATGGCGAGTATGAACGTGTCCTTATAAATCTAGCTACCGCAGCCGGTACGCTGAATAGCGTGATAAATCCTTCAGTCTTTGTTGAGTTAGATGAAGGCCAGGACAACGCAACCTATAAAGAAGATAATTTTAATTCGATGGCCGCCATGGTCAATATCATTGCTCAGTATAATCCTAATTTAGTGGATTGGCCTGCATATATAGGAGCATCGCCAATTGATGAAGCGAAACCAATGCAAGACTATGCAGTAGCACAGTTAGAGACTCAACAGGCAAATGAAGCTGCTGACCGCGCAATGGCAGAACAAGAAGGCGTAACAAACTTAGTTAAAGGGGCTCAACCATGAGTGAAGTAGACGTAATTGTAGAAAATGATGAACCAGTAATTGTTCTTGATGAACCGATTTCAGAAGAAGGAACCTTCAAGGAGCCAGAAACAGGCCACACCGAAGAGGTCACACCCGAACCCGAAAAGGTTATAGAGACTGAACATAAAGAAGTACCCGCGTTTTATGCAGGAAAAACATCTGAAGAGTTGGTTGATATTCTCTCAAAGAAGGATATTGAATCTACTCGGATTATGGAAGAAAATGCCGACCTTCGGAAAAAAACCGAAGAGTTGAATATTTCCCCTGAAGAAATACGGGCAAGATTAACCGCAGGTCAGTTAAAAACCGTCCTTGATGGTGAGAAGCTGAAACTGAGGCAAATGGATCGAGATGATGACCCCGAAGCTTACGATGCTATATCTGATACAATTGAAGATATTCGTGCCGATTATACTGATAAGCGAAGCCGTGAAAGCTACACAAGCGCACAAGACGAACAGTTTAATTCTGATTTTGTCTCTGCTCACGCTTCGGTGCTTAACAAACAAGGTTTTGATCTAAAGCCGGAACAGTATGATTCTGTTATTGAGACTGCCAAGAAATATTCTGATGGTCGTCTTTCGGAAAAGGCCGTTCAACATGCGCTTCTGGAAACATTCGGTCCTGAAGTATATACCAAAACAATGAAACTGAAGATAGGTGAAACTGTCAGGGATGACATTATTGCTGCTGAAGGAAAGACGCAACCAATTGTCGATGCCGGTACAACAGGTAGGACAGGTACGCGTATAACCAGATCGGAATACATGAAGCTGCCCGAGCACAAACAGGCTGCAATTCGTGATAGACTGTCTCCAGATCAATTAAAAAAACTTAGGGGTTAAACTCCTAGAAATGAGATAAACAATGTTGACAGGTCAAGATTTTATTGCTAATGTAGCGATACTTAGCACTGAATTAGCCAAAGAGTCCTGGGGCAAAACCATCTGGTCCAGATACTCAGGAAATACCGAAATTACATTCGGTCCCGAAGGCAAGCGCCATTTTATGCCATCTGGAAGCCCGATTGAAATTGTAAAGACCTTTATTGAAGAGGGTCGCGATAACATGCTTATCCCCTTCCTGAAAGATTTGGTTGGAGCCCCATCTTACGGTGATACACCTATCGTTGGAACTGGTGAACAACAGATCCTTTGGTGGTTGAGAAG